TGGTATCGTACAAGATGCTTCTTGTGATTTCGTAACATCAGGTTCAGTAGCAATCTCTGAACAAGTATTGACTCCAAAAGAACTACAAGTTAACTTACAATTGTGTAAGCAAGAGTTCGTAGATTCTTGGGAAGCTCTTTCCTTGGGATTCTCTGCATTCGATGAGATTCCAAAGAACTTCAACGATTTCTTAATCTCTTATGTAGGTGGACAAATCGCCGAAGCAACTGAAATTGCTATTTGGCAAGGTACAAACTCCAATGGTTCATTCCCTGGATTCCAAACTGCATTATCTGCATCTGTTGCAGCTGGTGGAGCAGGAGCAGTAGTTTCAGCTAAAGCAGAAGGTACTTCAACTGTAATCTCTGGTTCAATCACTGCAACTAACGTATTATCTAAATTGAATGATATCGTTGCTAGTATCCCTACAACTGTATATGGTAAGCAAGATTTGGCATTGTATGTTCCAACTAACGTAGTTAAGGCTTATCAGCAGGCATTAGCAGGTGGTTCAGCAGGTGCAAATGGTTTCAACAACCAAATGAACATAGGTGAGAAACCATTGAACTTCAACGGAATTGAAATGTTCCATTGTCCAGGTATGAGTGCATCTAAAGTAGTTGCAGCTCAAAAATCTAACTTATTCTTCGGTACAGGTTTATTATCTGATTACAACGAAGTAAGAGTATTGGACATGGCAAACATAGATGGTTCTCAAAACTACAGAATAGTAATGAGATACACCGCTGGAACGCAGTTCGGTATCGGTTCTGATATCGTATACTACGGAGCAGCAGTATAATAAAAAACTAAAGGGGTGGGATATTCTCACCCCTATTATCAAACAAACTTAAATAATAAAGATATGCCATGTAATATATCAGCTGGAAGAAACGAAGTATGTAAGGAAAGTGTAGGTGGACTTCAAGGAGTTTACTTCATTAACTACACTACTGGTTCTTTCACTAAAAACGGAAGCGGAGAACTCACAGCAGTTCCATCCGGCTCTTCTCTTTACTACTATGAATTAAAGGGAACTAGTGCATATACTGAAACTGTAAATTCATCTCGTGAAAACGGAACAACTTTCTTCTCTCAAGAATTAGTTCTTAATTTGAAGAAATTAACAAATGAAATGACTACCCAATTAAAGCTTATGGCTTATGGTAGACCTCAAATCATTGTTTGGACACAAAACGGAGATGCACTATTAGTTGGTGAAAGAGAAGGAGCAGATGTTACTGCAGGTACAATTCAAACAGGAGCAGCATTGGGTGACCTTTATGGTTATTCAGTTACGTTCACTGGTCAGGAACAATTGCCAGCAGTATTCCTATCAGGCTCAACTACAACTAATGCATTAGGTGGTTTAACCCAAAACTTCACAGTAGTTTACGGTTCCCCTGCTTAATTCAGTATAGCATAAAATATTAAACCCTTACAGAAATGTAGGGGTTTTTTTTGTTTTAACTATTTGTAGTTAATCCGTTGTTATTACTAGATATAGATAACCTAATTATAAGATAATGTTAGCATATTACATATCTCAATCTAATCAATATACTTTCAGAACACAACCAACAGGTAGTACAATATTTGGTTTGACTCTGCAAGATATGACTACTCAATACAATTTTAGTGCATCAATTAGTGGGTTAACTTATGAACCATACGAATCATTTGTATCATTCTCTATGGATATTAGTGGAGCAATAGTTGGTGCAGAATACAGAGCAACATTACTTAATTCAGGTTCAATTGAACCAATATGGAATGGTTCAATCCAAGTGTATGCATCACAATCAACAGTTGATAAAGCAGTTTACGAAAATCAAAATACACAATACATCTCTAATGTTAGTGAAAACCACTACATAATAATGGACTAAATATGAAACAAGGACAGAAATTTTCTATCGTTAATGTAAATAATAACCAACTTCCAATCATTACGGAGGATACAAAGACAAGGTATCCATTCGTACCTTTTGGTGTTTATGGACACGATGACTTCTTTGATGCAGTTACTTCTGCTTATAATGTATCTACAACTAATTCAGCATGTATAGAAGGTATTGCTGATTTAATATATGGTAAAGGATTGTATTCTAAAAACGAAGCATTTGATTCCGTTTTACAAAAGATAATCCCACAAGAAGAAACTAAAAGAGTAGCATTTGATTTAAAATTATATGGTAATGCAGCATACCAAGTATATTGGAATGATGAACATACAAAGATAATCAAAATGTATCATATTCCAGTCCAATTATTAAGAGCTGAAAAGATATATAATAATCCTCGTATAGAGAACTATTACTATTCTACTGATTGGAATGACCAAAGAAAGATAAAAGATAAAAAGAAGATTCCTGCATTTGGAACATCAAATGATAAGATGGAAATTCTTTATATTAAACACTATTCACCAGGACTATATTACTATTCACTACCTGATTATGTAGCAGCATTACAATTCAGTATATCTGAAGGTGAGATAAGTAACCTACATTATAATAACATTACAAATGGTTTCTTACCAGCAGTAATGATTAACTTCAATAATGGAGTTCCTGCACCTGAAGAAAGACAAACTATTGAGGATTTGGTTCAAGCTAAATTCACAGGTACAGATAATGCAGGTAGATTTATGTTATCATTTAATGATGACCCTGCAACTAAACCAACTATCGATGTAATCTCTATTGAAAATCTACACGAGAAATACGATTATGTAGCAAGATATACACAAGATAGAATCCTAGTTGCACACAGAGTAACATCTCCACTTCTATTTGGTATTAGAACTGAAGCTAATGGTTTTAGTTCTCAATCAGAAGAAATGAAAACTGCATTTAGTATTCTTCAAACTATGACAATATCTCCATTCCAAAATCTAATTCTAAACTCATTAGATATGGTATTAACGCAAGGTGGGTATGGTGATGAGCTGGAATTGTACTTTGAACAATTAACTCCATTGGTAATCCTTTCACAAACTGCTGAAGAAACGGGTCAGACTGTAGCTCAAGTAGAAGATGATGTAAATGATTCAATGGAAAATCCTGCTACTACTGAAGATAGTGAAGATGAAACCGCATTCGAACCATTACCAAATAAAGCTGAAGAAATGAGTGATGTAAACTTTATTAGACAAGTAGGAACTAATTCAGCATTTTTCTCAAAAGAATATAACTAATATACAGATATGGCTTACGCACTTTTCATTACAAGAAACGATATTATAAAGAACACACCATTACAGGGTGCAATAGATGCAGATGCTTTATTACCATTTGTAAGAGTATCACAAGATAAGTACTTAAAGAACTTATTGGGTACTGTCCTTTTTGATTATTTACAAGCACAAATCGTAGCAGGTACTGTTAGTGGTTTGAGTATATATTATCAAGACCTTTTAGATGATTATATTAAAAACTCTTTAATATGGTATGCATGTGTGGAGTATATTCCGTTTAGTTCTGTTCAATTCAAATCTAATGGTGCTGTAAAACAAAAGAGTGAGCAAGGTGAAGCACCAACTAAATCGGAAATAGATTACCTTAAACAAATTGCACAAACAAATGCCGATTATTACGCCCTTCGATTACAAAACTATTTGATTTCTTATTCAAACAATATTCCACAATATTTAGAAACGGTTGGTAATCAAACACAGATATATCCAGACCAGAGTAATCAATATTTTGGGGGTATACAACTATAATAAACTATGAGTGAAATTATTCATAATACAGGTACGAATTATTCATTATATTATAATGTCCTAAATTACTTTAAGACAATAATGAATAATCACCCATCTATTGCTATTGTAACACAAGGTGATATTTCAAAGATAGATACCAGAGAATTTCCTGCATACCCATTGGGTAACATTTTGATTACTGAATCTAATTTTGGTACAAACATTACCAATTATAACATTCAATTGATTGTTGCGGATAAAATTAAGAATAAGGATAATGAATCAACAGGTGAAAGAAACGCTCAAACTATTCCGTTTTATGGAGTAGATGATACCGTAGATATTCATGCTAACACCTTATCAATTATAAATGATTTAACATCATATACACAAAGAGGTGTTCAAGGGTTTGATATAACCGATGATATATCTTGTGTTGCTTTTGCAGAAGAGTATAACAATGGTTTAGCAGGTTGGGTGGCCACATTTACACTCACCACCCACAATGATAGAAATCGTTGTCTTTTTTTTTTAATTAAACCCGATGAATTTCAAACATATATAATTGAAGAATGTAATACAAAACAAAGATATATTGCAGTTTTAAATCAAGCTACATTCCCAATTGGGAAAACATTTACATCAGTAGAGCAGCCAGGAGATTCACCTACTTATGATAACTTGGTATGTTATACTGTAGTTGATAGTACTCAAAATCAAAATATAAACTTTTCTGGTTTACCTGTATTACCACCTGGAGCATTAGAAAGTTGTGCAGAATGTATTCAATGGATTACACCTGGTAAAGTTTGGATTACAATACCTGGTAAGTGGAATGAACAATATCAAAAATGGATAAACATATAAAAATAAATAAAATATGGGTAATTTAAGTAACCTCTATGTTTCACAAAGTTTTCAATCTCTAATTCATTTAGGGACTAATTCTACCATAACATCCTCTTTAACTACTTTACAAGATGGATATGGAAATTCTATCGGTATTGAAGTAAATAATGCAGGAGATTTATTCCTTTCAGGAAGTTTAACTGCATCATTACAACAAGGACACATCTATGTAGGTAATGCAAGTGGAAAAACATCTGCATTTGCAACATCATCTTTAGTGACTAATATCAATACAGGAAGTTTAGTAACAACTTCTTCGTTTAATTCATATACTGCATCTAATAACCAAAGAGTAAGTTCTTTAGAAGCAGCAACTGCAAGTTTATTAATTGAAACACAAAATTTAGAATTGTTTAGTGCATCGGCATTAGTATCAATTTCTAATTTAAATGCAAGTTCAGCATCTCAACAAGTTAGTATAAATGCTTTAAATGCAGCAACTTCATCTTATGTAACTGAAACAGAGAGTGGTTCGTTTTTAATCACTGCATCATTTGATAATGGTACTCGTAACTTAACTTTTACAAAAGGAAACAATACTACATTTAATGTAAACATTCCTGATGTTAGTGGAAGTACAATAAACACAGGTAGTTTTGTAACCACATCTTCGTTTAATTCATATACTGCATCTACTGATTCATCTATATCTCAATTGAATGCATCATCTGCATCTCAACAGATTAGTATAAATGCGTTAAATACATTTACACAATCGCAAGAAGGTGTAAATATACTATTAGCAGGTGAGATAGATAGCTTGCAAGATAAAACTGGTTCATACGCAACAACTGGTAGTAACAACTTTATTGGTAATCAAAATATTACAGGTAACATAACTGCATTTTCTGCATCATTTACTTACTTACAAACAATATTTGAAAGTTCATCTGTAATCTATTCTTCTGGTTCTAATCAGTTTGGTGATGAGTTGAGTGATGTACAAACTCTATCTGGTAGTGTTAAAGTGCAAGGTAGTTTGACAGTTAATGGAACACCTGTATTAACATCATCAGTTGATATTAGTGGATTAGTAACTACTTCATCATTCAATGCATATACTTCATCTAACAATCAAAGAGTAACTTCTTTGGAAGCAAATAGTGCTAGTGTAAACACATCTATCACTAATATAAATTCTGCTACATCATCCCTATTTACTTCAGCAAGTTTAGGTTTAACTACTGCATCATTTGCAGCTGGAACTTTAACTTTTACAAAAGGTAATGGTACTACATTCGGTGTAGTAATACCTGATGTTAGTGGAAGTGTAGGAACAACTATAGTTGAAGTAGTATATACAGGTGAGAGTATAACAAAAGGTGACCCATTATATATTAGTGGCTCACAAGGTGCTAATCCAAGAGTATTCAAAGCAGATGCGGCAGACCCTAATAAGATGCCTGTAACATTTGTATCAAATGAAACTATTGGAGCAGCAAACACAACAGAAGCAATCGTATTAGGTTTAATAGAAGGAATTGATTTGACTGGATATATTGCAGGACAAACAATATATGTAGCAGAAGGTGGAGGTTGGTCAGCTAGTTTACCGTCAGGTAGTAATTCAGTTACTCAATTATTAGGAGTAGTAACTAAAGGTGGTAATGGTGGAAAAGGATTGGTATTAAACCCAGGTCCTGCACAATTACCAGGTTTAGATGCAGGATATCTTTGGGTAGGTGGAGCAAACAATCAACCTATTGAAATCACAACTGCATCGTTTGTATCTACTGCATCTTTCAACGCATACACTTCATCTACTAATCAAAGAGTTGATTCATTGGAATCTAATTCGGCGAGTGTAAATGTATCAATCAGTAATTTAAACTCCACTACGCAGAGCTTAAACACCTCTATATCGAATTTAAATTCAACTACCGCATCACTTAATACTTCGGTAAGTAATTTGAATGCAAGTTCCGCATCACAACAAATCAGTATTGATGCTTTAAATGTATTTACTGCATCTCAATCTACTGCGAGTATTGTAAATTCAATAACTGAATTAAATACATTTAGTGCATCTGCATTAGTATCGATAAGTAATTTGAATACTAATAGTGCAAGTGTAAATACATCTATTACTAATATAAATTCTGCTACATCATCCCTATTTACTTCTGCAAGTTTGGCATTAGTAACTGCAAGTGTAAGTGGAACTACATTAACATTTACTAAAGGTGATGCATCTACATTCAATGTAACATTACCAACGGGTAGTGGAGGTGGTACAATAGATACAGGTTCATTTGCAACTACTGGTTCGAACTCATTTAATGGTGACCAGAATATAACAGGTTCAATAAGATATTCACAACAATTATTAGTAGGAACTACAAATTTAGGTCCAACGATACAAGCATTGGATTCAGGAACTCCTTCTGGATTTACTGGATTGCAAGTAAATGCAGGAGAAAGTGGTTCGTTTTCTATGAGAACACTTTATGGTGGTGGAGTTGCTTCCGCTACTTTGGAAGCATACAATACATTCCCTAATCCAAATTCAGGTGGTAAAATATCTGCAAAATCAGGTGGTGGTATTGACGTTTTTGGATATGGAGCTGATGTAACAATATCAGGTTCTAATACAACTATACAAGGATTACGATATCCAAATACTGATGGTACAAATGGACAAGTTCTAACTACTAATGGTAGTGGTATTTTATCATTTACAACCGTAAGTGGAAGTACAATAAATACAGGTTCACTTATGGTGACTGGTAGTGTTAGTGGTAATGTACTAACTTTTACTAAAGGAGATGCATCTACATTTAGTTTGACAGTCGCTACGGGTAGTGGTGGAGGTGGTAGTGGTAGTGCATTTCCATTCTCTGGTTCTGCAGTAATCACTGGTTCCCTTTCAGTAAGTGAGACAATAAAATCACAAGTGTATATCAACCCACAAACCCTTAATGGGTTTACTATACCAACTGGCAATAACGCAATGTTAGTAGGACCGGTTGCAGTTAGTGGGAGTATAGTAGTAGAAGGTAATAGTAATTTAATTGTATTATCTCAAGTAACGAGTTCAGGTACACCCAATACAGGTAGTTTATTAGTAACTGCAAGTGTTAATGTTAACGTAATAACCTTTACAAAGGGAGATGCATCAACATTTGATTTGACAGTTTCTGCATCTGCTTCAGCACCTGCTGGAACAATATCAGGCTCATCACAAATAACAGCATTAGGATTTGCAACAACAGGTTCAAACACATTCATTGGTAATCAAACTATAACGGGTTCAGTATCCATATCAGGTTCATCAGAGTTTGATTTAACTATACAAGGAAGAGCATTGATTACTGGTCCTATAACAGGTGAAACACCACAATTGATTATTAGTGGTAGTGATTTTAACAATACAATTGGTAGAACTTCAGTTGTAATACGTGGAACTAATAATGTTACATCATCACTCCGTTCAAGTGGATACGACCTTACTTCCGGAAGTAATTCTGTGGATTTGAATTTGAACACTTTTTCAATAATTAAGGAGGGACTTCAGACATACAGACAAGAAATATTTAATAATGAGGGAGCAATTGCATTCTTTATAGATGGTAGCGGCTCTTATATTCAAGATTATAACCCTAATGTAAGTGATTACGCAAACGCAATAAAGTTCCAACCATACTCTGATTACCAAAGAGGTCAAGTAACTATATTAAAAGATTTGGATGTAACTGGTTCAGTTAGGATGACTGGAAATCTAACTGCTTCACTACAACAAGGATTTGTTTTAGTAGGGGATAGTAATGGTAGAACTACAACCGTAGCAACTTCATCATTTAGTGGAGGAACAATCAATACAGGTTCATTTGCAACTACAGGCTCAAATGTATTTAATGGTAATCAAAGTATAACTGGCTCTTTATCAGTAACTGGTAGTGCAAGTGTAAATGGTTCACAATTGGTTAAATCAAATCAGACAGGTAGCTTTGTTACAAATATATACAACGGTGGTGGAGGAAGTGTTCCATTATTTTTTGAATATGATTTAGGTAATGGTGGTGGTAGTGCTGTACAATTAGTAGCACCTACAACATTGACAGGTAGTGTTAAAATATCATCTGGCTCACAATTAACATTACCAACAGGTAGTAATCAACAAGCAGGAACTGCAGTATTAAGCGGTACAATTCCTGCTACAGTTGTAGTAAGTAATTCATTAGTAACTGCTAATAGTATTATAATGTTAACTAAACAAAGTAATACAACACCCGCATCGGTATCCATATCATCAAAAGGAGCAGGAACATTCACAATTGAATCAACCGGAGCAAATGATGCAGATACAGTAGGATGGTTTATTATAAACAATTCATAAAAATATAGAATATTCCTACTTTAAAAAATATAGCAAAACAAATAAGTGCATTAGCATTATAACTTAACAAAAATATATAAAAAATATGAGCACAATACAAGTAGATAGAATTATTCCATTCTCCTCATCATCTGTAACGATAGAAGGTAATGTAATACAAGCAAACGCAGCAACAACTGGTTCTAATACCTTCGTTGGTGACCAGAACATTCAAGGTACACTTACTGCATCTTTACAAGATGGTTATGTATGGGTAGGTGGAGCAGGTAATATCTCCACATTAGCAGCAACTTCATCCTTTGGAGGTGGAGGAGGTAGTGGAGATGGATTTCCATTTACTGGTTCTGCACAAATAACTGGTAGTTTGGGTGTGACTGGTTCAGTTGGTATAACTGGTGAGTTGAGTGTTACACCAGCACTTTTACCTAATTCCGCTCCTGGTGGAACAGGACAATTTATCATACCATTCTTATCTGGTTCTACTAATGTAATTGCTAGAGATAGTGATAACGCATTATATTGGCAACCAGCATTTAATGTATTAGCAGTTAGTTCATCTACAGGAAATGTAACTATATCACCTACTGGTATGACTGTAAACAGTATTGCAGGCGCTACTGGTAGCTCTAATCTGACTACTACTCGAATTACGAGTAATTATGGAGCAGGAAGAAATATAGCAATTGCTGGTGATGCAGAAGGTACAGCTCTATCTGGTCTTACAGGTATAGCAAACCCAGCTATTATATTACAAAGTGGTAGTGTAGGCTTACCACCTAAATACTACGCACCAATTCAATTCCAAGCATCTCAATCATTTACTGATGGTAGAGTGACGATAACAAGACCATTGATTGTATCAAGTTCAGTAGAAATTACATCAGTATTGCAACTTGCAGGACAAGACCCATTACCAGCAGGTGCAGTAGGACAACTTGCAGTATCTGCATCTAACCTATATTACAACAATGGTGCCACTTGGACACAAATAAACTAAAAGAATAAAATATGCCTACATTAAAAGATATAGCAAAACAAATAAGTGCATTAGCAGTTGTTAAAGCTCCTATCAAAACAGGCAATCTAAAAAAACAATTAGCAAAAGCTAATAAACCTGCTAATGTACTTAAAGAAGATAAGAAAACGGGTTCGTTCTCATTTGAAATAGATTATGCCCCACCTGGTGCAGAGTATGGTAGGTATTGGAATGACCCTACGGTTTCCGAAACTGTCCGTAAAGGTAAAACCAAAAATGTACCAGGTGCAATTAACTTTGCAAGTAAGGCAATCAACTCACCAATTATAGATTCTCTTATTCAGGATTATTCTGATGAGATTGCTAAAAAGGTAATAGAACAGTTCTCAAAACAGATTGATGATTTAGATAAATAAGCCTTCAATACTTTTATTAAAAGATAGGTTATTAATATATAAACAAATACAATGTCTCTATCAATAACACAAACACCTGCGTTAGTATCTTTGGCACAATCTCCGATGATATTTACTCTATCGGAGAATACACCTGTATATACATCATCTTCATTTCAATATGTAGGTGAATTATATTATTGGACTGGTAGTTTAACTAATTCATCATCTCTTTCAGATTATACAATTGTAAAGTTTCCTAATACTGCAGATGTAGGTATATTTGATTTGAATAGAATTATAAACTCTACACTTACAGATTTAGCACAGGCAAATACTTCATCAGTAACATATTACGCAGTTGATTTTTATTATCAATATTTGAGTAGTAGTACTTATATTACTTCATCTCACTTAAAATCTGATACATACAAAGCATTAGATGGGTATGGTGTATTCCAAGAACCGATTGGACAAAACATTACTTCTGCTTCCGTACATTGGCCGTTGATGACTAGTGGGCCTGTAACTCAATCTGCGTTGATAACTAACGAAGGGTATAGTGGTGTATACACCGGAACTGCGGGTGGTGCAGTCCCCACGAAAATAGTGTATACATCGAACGTAGGAAATGGGGATTATATTGTAAGTTCTTCTACTGCTTCTACAGGTCAGATTTATCAATATCCAATTGGACCTGCAGAGACTGGATTCCCTATAACAGGTAGTGGATTAGAATATTATACATTACAAGCATATTCAGGTTCAACCCCATTAGGTACTTCAATAAAATACAATATAGTATGTAATGAAAAATACCCTAATGTAAGAGTTAAATTTAAGAATAGATTCGGACAATTTGATTGGATTAACTTTAATATGGTTAGTAGACAATCATTTTCAACTGAAAGAAAAACTTATCAACCACAATTAGGTTCGTGGGAAAGTTCTACATTTGGGTATAATAATTACGATACAGCAACACAAGCATATATCGTGGATTCTAAACAGATGTTGAGTGTAAATACAAATTGGTTATCTGAAGATTATAATGAGATTATAAAACAACTCCTAGTATCCGATGAAATATATTGGATTACTGATGAAGTGACTGGAGCACTTAAACCATTAACCATTACAACTCAAAATATATTATTTAAGACAGGTGTAGTAGATAAGTTAATTCAATATCAATTTGATTTCCAACTTGGACAACCTTATAAACTAATAATGTAATGAGTATAATTAGTACACAGGCATTTACTTTTCGATTAGTAGCAAACGATACACAATTAGATACATTTGATGATGAAGATATTCTATTATCTAATAATGTAACGGGTCTATTTGATATCGGTGTTCTACCTTCTGATTTTACTAGACAGATTACTCTGCCTGGTACAAAAGTAAATAATGCCTTCTTCGAACACGTTTATGATATTAGTATAGAATCACCTTTCTTATTTAACACAAATATAAAGGTTCCTGCATACTTTGATTTTGATTCAATCTATCTTTCTAATGGTTATTTGCAATTAAATAAAGTAAATCTTATTGCAAATAAATTCATTGAATCATACGAAGTTACAATATATGGAACTCTTTCATCATTTGGTAGAGATATAAACAGAGAGTATCTAACTGATTTAACTTCTCTTACACAATATAACCATACTGCATCTTATGATAATATATCAGCAAGTTGGGGAGGTAATCTCTTTAATGGTGATATAGTATATCCTTTAGCAGATTATGGTAAAGGATATCAATTTGCACAAGGTAGTTTACAAACATTTGGAATAAATGATATAGATGGTGCACTAACCGTACAAAACTTCAAACCTTCAATCAGAGCTAAAGTAGTATTAGATGCAATCTTTGCTGAAGCAGGATATACATATACTTCATCTTTCTTAAACGAAAGTTGGTTTGATGATGTGTATATGATTTGTAATAACTCCCTAAAATATCCTGAATTTAGTTCTGTTGATTTGGAAACTTATGGTAAGATAAAAGTAGGTGCTATTTCAGGTAGTAATATGACAGATGTTGTATTAACTTCTGGTAGTTTTATTACACTTCCGTGGATTAACGTATTATCAGACCCACAAGGGTTTTATAATAATAATGCATATACTGTAGATACTATAACAAATATAGAAGGTATTCTAAATCTTAATATAAATGTAAGTTGCTCTGTAAATAATATGCCAGGAACATTTAGTGCAAATGGTAGATGGCAAATTAGAATGTTAAATACAGCTACTTCAGTTGCGTATGGAACAACTGCTATACAATCTTATATTAGTTTCTTTGACCAATTACAAAATAGTAGGGGTAGTTTTGGTATCAATACTACATACGAATTACAAACACAATTTAAGTTGTATGATATCCCTTCTGGAAGTTACTATTTTCAAATAATGCAGTCTCCAAATTCACCAACAGGTACTTTACCTACGGTAACTATGGACCCAAATGCAACAACTAAATCCTATTTAGAAATTACACAAGTAAATCAGGCAGCTGATGGATTGGTAATGGATATACCATCTAATATGCCGTTTGGAACAAATGGTATAAAGCAAATAGATTTTATAATAGGATTACAAAAGAAATTCAATTTAGTAATATATCCAAATAAAACTAAAGCAAATGAATTTATTATAGAATCATTTAACAATTGGTATAATACAGGAAGAAGATGGGATTTCAATCAATACATAAATTTAGATGAGAAGATTGAAGTAATTCCAGCAAACAACCTTGCAGTAAATCAATTAAATTTTGGAGATACATTAGACCAGGATTATCTATCACAACAATTTTCAAAAGGGGCAAATAGAGAATATGGTAAGATTTATTATGTTGATAATACAAACTTCTTTTCACAAGGTAAGTTTGAAGTTAAAACAACATTCGCATCTACTCCGTTAATCCGTATTCCAGGAACAGGTTTATCAGGTTCCGTAGGAGGTTTAAATCCTCCAATACCTACTTGCGCAGTTTACTCAATTGGACCTGCTACTTATAGTGGAGATGCATATTGGATTAATTGCGATGGTACATACGATTCAGAATTTGTAAATTATGGTAATACAATATTCCCAGGATGTATTAAGATTGGGTCAATAACAGGTCAACCATTTACTTATATAACCAGTTGTTCTTAAAATAATATATTATGGCTCAAATAATTCCTATATACATTCCAACATACATATCAGCGCCAGATTATGCTCCAGCTAGGGTATTACCTCGTTTGTTTTTCTATAATGGATTAGTAGATTGTGAAACTTATTATATTGAAAGTGGTTCCTTAACTCAATACGGTGTTGCAAAAGAACAGAATGCATTTCCATATTTTGATAACTACAATGTAGTGACTGGTTCTTTTCCATCTGAAGGTAGTAGAACTCTTCTTTTCAATAACGAAGCACCTGCTTATGGGTTAGCACCAACTAGTTCACTTTATACTGAATATTGGGAAGATTATATTTCATTACTCTATAATCCAAGAACTCGTTTGTTGAATTGTTCAGCAATCATTCCTTTAGCTGATTATGTTAAAATGGAATTGAATGATATAGTAAATTTTAGAGGAAACTATTATCACCTTCGTGCTATAAATGATTACTCTCTAAAAGATGGAACTTGCTCTTTACAATTGTTAGGTCCTATTATAGCTGATGCATTAGATAATACTCATCAATAATTAAAAGATATATAATTGTTATATTGATATGATACAGAATATATTAGATTTACTTAACGCTAATGAATTTTATGGTGTAAGTAAAAATGTAGAAATAGCTAAAGGTAAACATGAATTACCAAATGGTTGGAAAGATTCTTTATATAAAATAAAGAGACATAGAAAATCCAAAAGGGAGCTAGTTACTTGGAAAATTATATTGAATAAACTAATAGGCAATCGATGGCAGATAAAACAGTAAAAGTAAAAGTTGATGTTGAAACTGATGTAGAACCATCATTAGCTGCTCTTCGTGCTCTTAAAAAACAATTAAAAGAAACAGCAGCTGGTTCTGCAGAATTCATTGCACTCCAAAGACAGATTGATGATGTTCAGGATTCATTAGTTGCTGCAAGAGCAGGTGCTGGTAACTTTGCAGATGTATTGGGTGCATTACCTGGTCCTATCGGTGCTATAGGTGGGCAGTTAGGAGGTACTTTATCTACTTTAAAACAATTCTCTGCAGTACAATTTACTAATATTCAGGCATCTTTTGTAGAATTAGGTAATGATTTAACTGATATTGCAAAAGGATTCTTTAATTTAACGGGTATTACAAAAGTATACACCGTTCTTAATGCTGCTTTAGCCAAATCATTCGTTGCAGTTGGTATCGGTGAAACTGCCGCAGCAGCAGGTGCTAAAGCATTTGCAGCAGCTCTAACTGCGACTGGTATTGGTGCATTAGTAGTTGCTTTAGGTTTATTAATTGCCAATTGGGATAAAGTAAAAGATGCCATTACAGGAGCAACTGCTGAATCTAAAACCTACGAAGAAGCACAATCTAAAGTAACAGAAGAATTAACTTCTTTCAATAAAAAATTGATTGAGGTTGAAAACTCATTTAAGGGAGCTAGAGAAGGAACTATTTCTAAAAAGGATGCTCTTAAATTATATAACGATACATTAGGTAAAACCGTTGGATTTGCAGGTTCATTGGAACAGGCAGAACAATTGTTAGCAGAGAATACTGCAGTAGTTGTAGAGGGTATTAAACTACGAACTCAAGCAAATGTATTCTACGCAAAATCTGCAGAAGCAGCAGCAAAAGCAGTAAGTGGTGAAGACCTTGACCCTACAACTTGGCAAACAATTGGTGATTACATCTTATCAGGTGGTCAATACCTTTCATTTGTAGATAGGCAACTTGAAACTTATGCTGAAAATTTATCAGAAACAAAGAAAAATATAGATGTATTTGCTAAAGAAGGTGATAAACTAACTCAACAAGCAATTGAGAATGATAAGAAATTAAAGAAGGGATTAGAAACACCACCTAATTTTGAAGATACTACAAAAGCAGCTCAAGAAGCAGCTAAAAAAAGAGAAGCAGATGCAGAAAAAGCAAGAGAAGATGCGTTAGCAAAAGCAAAAGCAGCTGATGCAGTTGAGTTGGAAGCATTCAAAGCTACACTTACAGAAAGAGAAAGATTAGAATTAGAAGCAGGATTAAAATTAGCTGAAAGAAGACAAGTTTTAGAAAATGCAGGTAGAAAAGATTTTACTTCTATTGAAGAACAATATCGTATTACTTTAGCAGAAATAAAAGCTAAATACGATGAAGAAGATACTAAAAAGAAGGAAGAGAAAGCTGAAAAAGATAAACAACTCCTACTTAAAGCTCAAGAAGATGAAAGAGGTATTCTATTAACAGGTTTACAAACTAAATTAGAAGATTTAGATAGACAAAACCAATTATCTGATTTAGATTTTCAGCTAGATTTACAGCGTTTAGCAGAACAAAGAACTATACTTGCAGAGCAAGAACGAATTGAATTACAAAATACAGAACTTACTGAATTCCAAAAAACTGAAATCCGTAAGAAGTATGCAGATGCGAGAAAGGGTATAACCGATGAGGAAATTACTACTGAAAGAGCAGCAATGATGGCTAAACAAGAAATCAATCTTGCTTATTTAGGTTTGTTTGAACAATTCGGTAGTTTGTTAGGACAGATAGCAGGTAAGAATAAAGCACTTGCAATTAGTGGTATTATCATTCAACAGGCAGCTGCAATCGGACAAATCATTGCAAATACCGCAATAGCAAATGCAAAAGCAGTAGCAGCACTTCCATTAGTTGGAGGTATGCCATTTGTTGCAATCAATACTATATCAGCAGGATTAAGTATTGCATCTACAATTGCTGCAGCAGCTAAATCCGTACAACAAATCAATTCACAACCAGGAGCTCCCGCATCAAATGCAGGTAGTGCTGGAGGTGGAGGTGCTCAAATATCCGCACCAAGAGTTGCAGGAGCAGCAGCACCTCAAATCAATACAGGTGGTGGTATGAATCCTACACAACAAATAGGTGAAACCCTAGGTGCATCACAAAAACCAGTTCGTGCTTATGTGGTTAGTGGTGATGTTTCATCAGCACAAGCCCTCGATAGAAGAACGAGTAGAGCTGCAACATTTACTGGTGGGTGATGATTTTTAGGATTTTGAATGTTATTAAGATATGAAATTATACGAACTTAAAATAGAGGATGAGCAGGATGAAGTATTTGCTATTTCGTTAGTAGAATCACCTGCAATAGAATCTGATTTTATTTACTTTGATAAAGAAGAAATTCAATTTGCAAAAGTAGATAATGAAGAAAGAATCCTATTAGGTCCAATTCTTATACCTGAAAAACGCATATTAAGAGTTGATGGACAAGGTCAACCTTATCATGTGTTCTTTACAAAAGATACAGTTAAGAAGATTGCTCAAAACTATCTAATGAAGAAGTATAATGATAAAGCAACTTTAGAGCATGATAAATCAATTAAAGGTGTTAATTTAGTAGAGAGTTGGGTAAAGAGTGGAAAGTTAGATAAATCTAATAACTACGGTTTGAATCTAGCTGAAGGAACTTGGGTTGGTATGTTTAAGATTACTGATGATAAGATTTGGAATGATTATGTTAAGACTGGAAAGGTAAAAGGATTCTCAATTGAAGGTCTGTTTGAACACAAATTGATAAACGCTTCAGAAATCATTTTAAGTAAGCATATAGAGGAGTTAAACGAAAATGAAGCAACTATACTACTTGGACAGATTAAAGCTCTTATTCGTAAGGATAATAGGTTTAAATCAAAAGAAAGAATAGAGTTTGAATCTTACTCTGATTATGGTAGTGGAATCTCTAATAATGCTAAAAGAGGAATAGAATTAAATGAGAAGAATGGTAATAAGTGTGCAACCCAAACAGGTAAAATTCGTGCACAGCAGTTAGCAAATGGTGAACCCATTTCAGTTGAAACGATAAAGCGCATGTATTCCTATTTGAGTAGAGCTGAAACCTATTACGATAATGCTGAATCACCAAATGATTGTGGAAATATCAGTTATCTTCTATGGGGTGGTAAAGCAGGATTAAGTTGGAGTAGAAACAAATTAAGAGAATTAGGATTAGTAGAATTAGAAGTAGGAGTACCACACTATACAAAGGATGGTAAACTATACGAAGGACCTACTCATAAAGATGCCAAAGGTAGATTAATGACAGGGTCAATTCATGATGAATATAGTGAATACCTTTACCACAAAGAGGAATTGGAAGCACAACCATCCGTTACATCATCTTATCCAGGTGAAGTAGCAAGTGGAAGTGTAGCACCTGCATTAATAAAGTAAAATGAATAGTAACGCAGTATACAATAAGTTAGTTAACTTTGCTTTAAGTGAAATTTCTTTTAGAACTTTTACACTTATGTTAAGGGAATCTACACAAAGTAATCCAATCCGTATAGGATGGACTACTGAAGAAGGTAATAATAGATATTACTTTGCGTATTGGGATTCTGCAGCTTACGTTGGTGGTTCTGCAGGTGGTAGTGCTACTAAAGCAGCAAACGGTATGGTAAATCTTCAATGTTTAGATTTAGCAGATGGAAGCTGGAGAACAATAGATTATAAAACCGTTTCAAAATGTAGATTTAACGGACAAACATTTAAAGTAAAATAAACAATTTAAAAAAAATATTATGAGCTCAATTTCAAATCAAAAAGGATACATTGAAAATGGACAATTCGCAGGTGGATTAGCTGTTACAGGTTCTGACCCAATCGGAGCATTACCATTTGTAGCTGGTGGTTTATACATCGGACAAACAGGTAATTTAATTGCACAAACTGTAGATGGTTCAGTATTAACATTTGTATCCGCATCAGGATTCATTCCAGGTATTTTTACTGCCGTATCTTCATCAACAACTGCAGGTGCTATTATAGCATTAAAATAAAATAAAAAAATATGTTGTATTTAAGAAATACTAATCAGCAACAAAGTTTGGGTAAAGATATTCAAAGAGGTATTACAAATCTATGTTGTACTCCTACTTTGAATTCAGTAACTACTGCATCTTTAACTCAATTAACTATTGATTCCACATTTGGAACTTATTTAGTTAATTGTAAAAGTTGCGTTGGTGGGTATATAGAAGTTTCAGAAGATAGTGGTTCTAATTGGACTATTATTAATCCTGGAAACTGTTCTCCTACCAATTTAGTACCACAACCTTCTCAATCAGCATATTATAGAGTATTTACATCTTGCTCGGCAGTTGACCAACCATTTGACCCACAAAAATCTGATTACTCAAATGAGATATTCTTTGTACCTTATGGCATTGTAAACTATAAGTTTGAAGAGCAAGGTGGAGGAAATGGTGTTTTTAGATTAAATCAAAATGCAATTACATTAGTAAATGCTAGTTCATCTGTTAGTGGAACATTTTGGGAAATACCTTCTGCATCATTTATGACTGCAAGTTTATTTGCAACTGAATTCCCATTAACAGGTTCGACTTCAATGAGTTTAATTGTAACAGGTAGTGGTGAATCTTTTGCTACATCATCTTGCTTACAATCAGGTAGTATATTTTTGGATAGCTGGAAAGTAACTCCACATTTATTCTACGATGTAACTGCATCAATCAATCATAGACCTGAAAATAGTTGTACTGCATCTAACTACGCAGATTTAGGATACATAGTAAACTCTTATGACCAAACAACTGGTAGATGGTATCAAGCTAATCAATATGGAGTACCTGATACATCATCGGTATACGCAACATTAGTTGGTGCATCTACTGCTACTAAAACAAATGCAGCAAGTGGTGATTGTAGATTTAACGCAATTCAATTTAGTGGTTCGATGACATTGGATGTTGGTAGTGGTTCATTCTCACAAGTTTATCTTGCAATTGTAACCGGCTCATTTAGTTTAAGTGGTGTTAACAAAGCTAGACCCGGTGACCAAGGATGGAATCTATCAGTTGCATATTTAAATTCAGGTAGTCTTAATGCTGTTGGTTATCAAATAGATGATGCAACTACTAAAAATGCAATGGTTGGAATGGGTATTGGTGGATATTTTCCTAGTTCACAAAAAACTGCTATAAATGTATATGCTACTGGTAGTTTTCTAGCAGGTAATCCACCAACAGTTGATGGAGCTCCTTGGAACTTTGGATATGTTCTTACATTAAGTGGACAAGGTATCATTAGAGCATTTGGATATCAAACAGCTGGTAACGATGTTCCATTACAAAATCAATACAATTGTATTTACGAAACAACACCATCAAAATAAATAAAATATGCCAGTTAATATCAAATCAGGTGAAACCGAAGAACAATTCATCTCTCGTTGTATAGGTGAAGAAGTATCAGCAGGATACGAACAAACTCAAGCAGCAGCTATCTGTTACTCTTATTGGAGAAAAGATAAGATGAGTAAGATAAAGGATACCAAATCAAAGGTAATGGCTAAAGTTGCTTACGATACAGATTTCAGAGGAATCAATCTTAATTTAGGACAAGTTTTGCCTGATGGTTCGTATGAGTTTGAAGAACCTTGTTGGGAAGGATATGAACAATACGGAACAAAAATACTAGATGGAAGAGAAGTTCCAAATTGTATACCAGTAGGTGAAAATATGCAAGAAGCAGGAAGAGAAATAAATGTGTTAGGATACAAAACTAAAAACTTTAAGTTATGTCCTGGAGCAGTTGCATTATTTGAACACATACAAACAATGCCATTAGGAGAAGATACAGTCGGAATGATTAGAAGTGCAGCTCAAGTTGCAGATAATATATTCGGAATTGAAAAAGAAGTAATCGAAAAAGGAATTGCTACTGAAGAACAATTGAAAGAAGCAACTTTATTAGTAGATGATTTCAAAGATATAATGGAAGAAATTGATGAGGAAGTTGGAATGGTACATGATGTAGCATTTATGGATGGACATATCGAAGTGATTAAATCATATATGTAATGGAGAACATCTATTCAGTAATCATCACTGCTATAACGGTATTAACTGGTACAGGTGCTTGGACATACTATGAGAAGAGAGCAAAAAAGAAAGATGAGGATGATAGATTTATTCGTCAAGATTGTCAATCTCGTATTTCCAAATTAGAAATCCTATTACAAAAGAGTTCTGATGAAAAGGATGAGATGAGAGAAACTATATTACATCTTACAGCTCAAGTTGCAAGATTAGAAAGTGAAGTAAAATACCTAATGGAAAATGGCAAAATCAAAGGACTCTAAAGGGAATAATAAAATATCCTTTGGAAAGAAAAGAACAGGAGTAGCTAAAAAATCCTACTCAAAGTACGAAGAGAAACCAAAGAAGTATAGAGGTCAGGGATAAAAAAAGGGTAGTTGTAAAACAGCTACCTTTTTCATTTGTTTTAGATTTTAAGATAATTTACATTTAATTTCCCATTGCTGGTCATCATATAAATCAAAATCAATTCCCATTTCTTCTGATTTTTTGATAAACTCATTTAATATTAACTGATAAAGTTCATCAGAAATATTGTCTACATTTAGTACTAATTCTACTTTTTCCATAACTTTGTTGTTTTAAGTTTTAAGTTTTATTTATTTAAGTTTTCAAGTGATTTTTCTAATTCGGATATCCTAAATTGGATGTTCTTTGCGGTTTCAGCAATATGTCCCCAATAGGATAACATCTCTTTTTGTGATGCAATCTCATCTAGGATGGTTTGTCTCTTTCTTGATAGGAAATCGGAAGCGGTGATAGTATTCATATTAGGGGGGTTTAGGGGTTGAACTCTCATTACCTTACAAACATACGAAATTCCGCTGATATATCCTAGCACTTTCTCAAATATATTTTATACAAACTGACACAAGTTGTCAAAATTATTTCAACATTCCTTTTCGTTTGGATAAGAGTTTACATATTTAATATAGTAGAGAATGTATTATGAAAAAAGAATTACTGAAGTACTTGGTAATTTGAAAAACTTATAGTATATTTGATTCAACAATTCGAAATAAGATATAGACTCCCACTCTATATTAAAGATAACGGAATTTAATTCCAAACTAAACCCAAAGAGACTGAATGTGGGAGATTCAGTTTCGATGGGTTTTTTTATTCAGTATGAAAAAACAATATAAGTTTTTAGAAAAAGAAAATTGGTTCAAACATGATTTCCGTAGTAGGGAAGATAAGAAACTAATTAGATTAAAGATGAAATGGAAATCATCAGCACCTATTGGTGTATTCTGGCAACTATGTGAAATTATTTACGAAAGTGGTGGATTATTAGAATATGATATAGATGTAATTGCATATAATTTAGGTGATTCAGTTGAAATGGTTGAAGATGTAATTAATATGTGTTTTATTGTTACTGATGATAATTTCCTTACACACGCAACTATTGTAGAACAATTAGATGAAAGAGAGGAAGGTTATATTAAAATGATTGGTGATAAATCAAGAGCAGGACAAGCTAGTGCAGAAGCTAAAAGATTAGCAAAAGAATTAGAACAACAATCTAACAATAGTTCAACAGGTGTTCAACAGGTGTTCAACAGAATTCAACAACCTATCAACACAACTCAACCAGAGAAGAGAGTAAAGAGTAGAGAGTTTAGAGTAGAGAGTAGAGAGTTGACAGATAAGAATAAACTACTTGCTGTATATAGTGCTGAACCTTTACCTGAAATACCTAATACTGAAGTTGATTCTATAATTGATAAATCAGATTATGAAATAACTAGACCTATGCTAGAAAGAGTTATTGATAAGTTTATTGCAGTAAATAGTAGATTTAAGTTTCAATCAGTAATGAGAGAAGTAGATGAAGATTATGGTGGTTTTGATAATTTAATAGAGTTGTATTTACCTAATAATACATCAGCACAAAATAATTTTAAGAATAAGTTACAACAATATAAAAACGGAATATATGGATAATAGATTACAGAGACAAGATTTTCTTGCAGAAATAATTACAGAAATTACTGAAAGTAGTAGGAAAACAAAAAAAGTAGAAGATGAAATAATTGTAGACCCTAATTTCAAATTATCAGAAGATGCAAAGTTCGGACATGAATTAGCTAAAAATACAACTGAATGGTATCGTTACTTTAAACTTTAATCAACAACTACAATCCAAACAATAGTTGTTAATACAAATACAGGAGCTTAATCTAATACTGAATTAGTATGTGCCATTTTATATTCAGTGCTCCTGTATTTTTACATATATAATAAAGAGCTGGGTTCGTCATTGTCCTAGCTCTTTTTTTATATACACTTGTAAATCTAAAAAATAATTAGTATATTTAAGGAATTATTTATCGTTTATTTCAGGATGTATATACTTATACAAGAAACAAAACAATGACAAACAATGACAACACACACAAAGTACTGCGGAGGATGCAGAAGAGATTTACCTACTACACAATTTTCTAAAAACAGAAAAACAGGTGATGGACTCCAATTTAAATGCAAATCTTGCAATAAGATTGATAATCACAAATTCAGAACCGAAATCAATCCTACACATCATTCCATTTGGCAAAAGGATAATGCACCTAGAGTAGTTGAGATAGTTAGTAGATGGAGAAAAGCCAATAAATTAGGAACCATATATTTTATAAAGTCACCTGATGAGGCATTTTACATCGGTAGAACAGAGTGTCATCTCAAAGTTAGATGGAGTGAACATCTATCTCATTGGAGATTAAGTAATAGAAACTTAAAAAAACGATTACCTTTGTTGCATGACTCATTTGATAAGTGGGGACCTGATAAACATGAATTGGGTATTGTAGCACAATTTGAAGGTATAACTACAGATGAATTGATAGAATACGAAAGTGTATTTATCAAATCATTTAAAGAAGCAGGAAAGAGTCTTAATATATTAAACTAAATAAAACAATGACACAACAAAAGAAAAGTAAGTATGGAATGGTGCAACTCCCGAAAGATGTCCATGAAAGATTAAAAGAGTATTGTAATAAGCATGGATTCAACATAGGAGGATTTGTGGCAGCATTAGTTAGACAAGCAATACATAAAGGATAATATGAAGAAGATTTGCATTATTAAAGTAGGGAATGTTTTAGAGGGGCTTATCAATGTTTTAACATTAGGATGGGGTAAGAGTATAGCCAGTTGGATTGCGTTGAACCTTGGGTACGCAAACTGCCTCTGTGAGGAACGTAGAATATATCTGAATGAATTGTTCGGATGTAAAGAAGGAATTAAATTAAACTAAACAAAAAATAACATGTCAGAAACAACAATTACATTAGATGGAGCAGTAGATAAGAACGCACTTTATTTAGTAGACTTCAGTAGAATTGAATCAGTAGAATCACTAGTATTAATCTTTGCCTGTATGGGTTTATCTTTTAGTGGTTCTCATCCACACTTTGATAAGATTAAACATCTATTAGATTTGGATAGTCCAATTACACCAAATAATCCAATACAACAACCGAAAGCAGAAAATATTAAGTTACCAAAACTAAAACAACTTTAATATGATAAATGCAGATGTAACTGGAAATCCTATTCCATCACAGATAATACATCCCCTAACATTTGATGAATTTATTGAGTTAGATAAATTTATCAACTCATTAGGTTCTTATTTGCCAGATAATAAAGCAGCTTATGTATGGAATACTTTTAACCGATTAAGAGGAGAAAACGAACCACAACCCTGCACTTGTCCAAGCAGTGCAGGACATTGGAAAAGAGCAGTTGATTATTTATATAATTGGGTAAAAGAGCGTAAATAATGGTAAATGAAATTTCTAGTAGTATTGAAATCCAATTTGAGAAAAGATTGGAAACATTATATCGGCAGAGCCATACATGGTTAGTAAAGGTAGGTTACAATATTACAAAGAATAAGCAAGAGAGTGAAGACCTTGTAATGGAATTATATGAGTATCT